TGCTGTAGATCAGAGAACAATAGTAGGTTTTCCTGAAATGGTATAGCAGACTTCAGGATAGCAACTTGGTTGTTGGACACTGCTACATCAATAGGTGCTGTATCTAGGACTGAAAGTACAGTATTTGGAAAGAAATTAAAGTATCCTGCGGCTTCTGACAGTACCACGTTCTCATCAGAGATAAACCCTAGTCTATTCCTGTGGAAGAATATATCATTGATGGTATACAGAGCATCATCCACATTATTAGTGCCTTCTTCGTAATCTGCAAACGATGGAAATGGTGCTGTAGTTTCGTCACCTACAGTTCTAGCAGCCCATGTTACAGGTTTTAGTATAAAATATATCCCATCTCCTGTACTAGAAGTTACGTTTGTACCATTTATATTATAAGTGGTAGTACCAAATGCTTTGTAAAGTTGCATTGGCATTGTAGTGTTATCAAGTTCAGATCTAGCTGAAGCATCGGTATCTAATGGATACTTGGGTCTAAAGGTTTCTTTGTATACAGAATTCTTGTATTCTACGTAATAGTCATCCTGTCCTGATCCTCTGTCACCTGAGATCTTAGCACAAAACCCAGTTTTTACTTTGGTTGCTGGTAAATCTGAGAACTTAGGTACCTCATCATGACCATTGATTGCCTTCATGTAGGTATCACCTTTACCATCTGTAACTTCTACAACAAAAGGAAACGAACTATTTTCTATAGTAAATATACTTTCACCATCATCATAATGTACAGTCCAAGGAGTTGCAGAAAGTGTATGTCCTCCGTATGTAATAGCTGATGTAACAGCATCCAAATCAATTTTATTTAATCCTTTAGCACTTGAACCAGTAGTTTCTGAGCTAGTAAAATAACTTGACATTGTGGGTACATCAATAACACCCTTATCTTCCCCATCATCATCTCCATAAATAGCACCCCCTGCACTTGTATTATTATCTATAACTACAACTGCTGGTTTATCGTCAGGACCAACAGTTTGATTATCAAATTCATTATTACTTGCTCCTGATAATCTACTATCTCCTGCTGTTAAAGCTACTAATTTAACTGGTTGAAAGACTGATGTTCCTAATGCTGATCCTCCTGAAGATAAGCACTTAGCAATGTTTTTTACTAGAACAGCATTTTGGTTATTAATACTTTTGCTTTTTGAGAAATGACCTGTACCAGTCATAGACTCTGTTTTGTTATCTGGAGTTTTAACAGTAACAGTAGCAACCCCACCATCTCCAAAATTATCGTGAAGTTGTTCCATTTTAGCATCTTTATATGCTGTAATGGTTACTTTATAATCAGCACCAAAGTCTCCTACTTTTACATAGACCATCGCCTGATAATTTTTACTACTATGCAAAGTAGTTTTCTTCTTGACAACCTGAGTCTTATTAAGTAAAAAGGTAAAGTCAGCAATAGTGGTAGCCGATAGTTTATTAGGTTCAAATACCTTTGCTCCTGAAGCTGTAAAGTTAGATAAATATGAGTTTACATTTGTATCTAGTGTTCCATTGGCAGTTACAGTTGATGATTGTTTATCACTATGTATCCAAACTTCAGTACCTGCTTTACCAGTGGCAAACCCAGTAAGATCAAATAATTTTACACTTGCATTTGAAGAGGTACCACCTTTTACAACAAGAGCATACGCTTCATCTTCCGATCTACGAATGGTATGAATAAAGACATCATTAGAGTTAGTGGATGTTACTCCAGATACATTAGCAATATGCTCAGTACATGGTCTCTTCTCTAGTCCTCTGGATATATGAGATAACCCATTAACCTGTGTTTCACCTTGTGTTGGCATCCTTAGTGTCGCAGGTTGCTGTGAGACACCATTAATTAAACTAGGTACAGTTCCAGATATAAGAGGCATTATGTGGTGTAAGATTCTATTACGTTGTAACCTAATCTATTAGATGATATTCCAGGTAGCCTATCGACTACTCGATATACATCATAGTTATCAAATATATTGTAGTCAGCAGTATCACCTTCGTATTCTAGTAATACAGACCACGCTTGCATTTCATCTTCTTGGTAAAACTTATGTAACTCATTTGCTCCCACAACTCTATCGTGGAATATTCTTGCTGCTCTAATGGTTATATAGCGTTTAGCAGGTTCAGGTAAATCGTGAAACTCAAGTTCTCTAATAGTATTAACTTTTATTCTTACGTCAGCATCAAATGTATTGACATTTTTTTGTCTGTCATACAACTTCCTACCTCGTTCTACAATATCATTATCAGCATCTCGTAATCTAGTAGTAGTGTCAATTCTAAGAATACTATCGGGTATTGTTATAAAACCTTGATCATCAGGTTTCATGGTGACATCAAGATCAGTATTAAATATCCAACCACGAGATTGGACTGCTCTTGATACATTATCTAAAATATCTTTAGCTATAGAAGCATCAGACAACCCAGCTAAATCATCTACATTCTGTATAGGTTGTTCTCCTATACTTGTAAGCATAGTATTAATAGCCTTTTTTAACTCACTATTTTTATTCATAGGAATATTAAAAAAAAGGGAGAACCCTGTTAAGAGTCCTCCCTAGAGGTTACAATATACCCAATTACAATGGTGCAATTAGGGCAACAGCACACGCAGGTCTCAATACGTTGTGACCCATTGCATACTTGGCAACCATCAGAGTACCTTGTCGGTTAATCTGATACTCGCTTTCAACACTCATGTCCATCAACTTGGCAGTGGCTACTGCATCCTGAGTCATAACAAGTCCAAGAACACGATTGGCAACAGCAGATACTCTAGCAGTTTTACGTGCTACAGCACTTGATCCTGTTGCTCCTGTGTTGGTTACGTGAGTAGTCCAAGCATTGTGGTTATCACTAGGTGTGTCGTACTGTGTAGTACGTCCAGAACCTACATCAGAGGCAAGTGGTTGTTCTCCACCCCATGTGGTTACACCAGTTTTGTGTTCACCTACATTTGAACTACCATCAATAGTCCAAAGATCTGAAGTCCAAGTAGTTCCAGAAGCCGAATTAAATGAACCAAGGTGATTGGTTACATAAATCGGCATACCTAGAATCTGAGGTACGGCACCAGCAATAGGACTTCCTCCTCCACCAATGTCTCGGTTGAAGATAGCAAGGCTATTCAATGGATTTGATCCACTAATATTGAACATATCGAAATATGAATCATTAGAAAGAACAACAAAAGGATCTCCAGGTACGTTAGCATTGCTAAGAATACGCTTGGCATCCATAATTGCTTGTGCAAGCTTTTGTGGATCACGGGCCGATGAAGCAATACTTGAAGTAGTGGTCTCATCTCCACCGATTACTACGTTAGCAGTAAAATCTTCGTCAGCAAAAGCACTATAATCTTGGATCATTTTCGCACCTGTAGAAAGGTTTGCCATAGTGGCACTTTCACAGAGGGCGGCTTTAATAGCTAAACGAAGAATATTTTGGTCAGCCACTTTTGACAAACCAAAACCTGCTTCCTGAGTGTAGACTGAGCGAATGTCATAGTGTGACATTGCTTCGTCAATGTTTGGAATAAACTGTGCATTGACTAAGAGATCGTCAATGGAAACTATACGTTCACCCTGTCTTGCAGTGGTAGGTACAATTTCTTTTCCTGGGGTATGATACCCTGCATCACGATACTTACCTGTCATTGGGAACTGTGCTGATTTCCCTTTTGAGATAGTACGTACACGATGTAGAGGCATCATAATATTTCTGGACTGGAACGCTGTAAGCACTTCCCCTGCATACAACTTGAGAAATAACGCACGAGAATCTCCTGTAGCGTTATTAACACCAGCCCGATGTATATTACTATAATCTGTAGCCATATTTCCTTTCTATAAATATGCTATATTATGATAAACTTAGGTACTACCAAAGGTCACACAAAGTTCTCCCTCGCAAGGGGCTAAGTATTACTGTTTGATTTCTCTAATTAGAACAGTTCTGAATATTTCAGACGTTCTGTTACTTCTCTCCTAAAAGCAGGATCAGAAGCATACCTTGGATCACTCATTGCACTTGTAAGCTGTGCGAGTGAATCATACTTGGGTGCAGAGTATTGAGAAGGTTCTCCTTGGTATAACATTGGAGGACTTCCTTCTTCATTCTGCATTCTAGCCATTAAACCTTGTACTGCAAACATACTATTTGCATCAAGATTTTCTATCTGGTTATTAAAAGCATCCATTTCCCAAGGTTGTAGATTATTTCCTGCCCACTCTAGCATACCATTGTAGGCTTCTTCTCCACCAACCATGTTATATATAGAATCAATCTGTTGATCTGCAATAGCTTCTTGACCTGCTATCCATGTGTCAACCATCTGAGGTTCAATACCTGCTTCGTGTAATGCTTTGTAAGCATCCTCTGATAGTTGTCCTGTTTCGTTGTACTCTTGTTGAAACACAGAGAAATCAAGATCTCTTTCTGCTAATATTTGATCAACCAAGTGAGCAGGAGTCTCTCTTATCTCTTGAGCTTGTTGTTCGTAATTTGCTTGATTCTCATATTGTTGAAGTTGTTCATCGCTAGAATGAAATCTGTTCTCAAGTTCAGCGTAGGCACGAGCCATAGCTTCTGGAGAATCAAATTTATCTGGAAGCCACGCAGGTCTTCCTTCATGTGTGATTTCTCTACCATTTTGAACAAGTCCTTCATCATGTGTTTCAATAGGAGCATCAACTGCCGCTAACATTTGATTAATGTGCTCTGGTGATCCTACTTGATTTACACCCTCTCCTTGTCCAGTTTGTATTTCTTCCATATTATCGTTGTGTCATTGCTTGGATCATTTCCTGAACCATTTCAGGATTTTCACCAGCGTTATCTGCTAATCCTTTTGCCATAGCAGGTGTAGCACCTCTAACAACATCTTGCATCATAGCCGCTTGTTGTTGTTGTTGCATCATTTGTTGTTGTTGTTCTTGGGCTTGCTGTGCTTCCATCTGTTTTTGTTCTGGAGTCTTTATAAGCCCACCTGTGTCAATACCTAGTGAAGCACCCAGTCTATCAATGTAGTCATCTAGGTTAAGGTTCTGCATAATAGCTTCAGGTCCAAGTGGACCAAGGTATTGTAGAAACTGAGATAGTTTATTAAGATCTTGTCCTCTACCCAAAGCTTCGATACCTGTGACAATCTGTGGTTTAACAGTATCTTTTGGAAACGAAGGCATCTTCTTTGCTTTCACAAGTCTTTGAAGTAACAGGTTTACCAATGGTAACTGGAACTCTTGAGACAATACAGAGTAAACTCCACCCAAGGCAGACTCTAGTTCCTGTGCCATAAACCTTACTTCCTCTGCTGTTACTCTCTCAGCATTACGCTGTACAGAAGAGTTTAGTAGGAAAGCAAATGATAACCTATCTCTAACTTGTGTGATTGTGTCAAG